CTGGCTCCGCAAAGGAGACAAGGTGAAGGTGACCGCCCGCGTTTTCACCGGGTACGCTCTTGTCGTTTCCATTCAGCACAACGCCTCCAACAAGTCCATGAGCATGGGACTGGTGAAATACAACGCCGACGCCATCAACGGCAGCGGCGCCGTACAATCCACAACCCAGCAGAAGGACTACAAGGTCGGCGACATTGTCACCTTCAAGGGAGGAAACCACTACTACACGTCGCAAGACGCAAGTCCACGCGGCGGCAACAGATCCGGCGGTAAGGCTAAAATTACCGTCATAGCAAAAGGAGCCAAGCACCCATACCACCTCATCGGCGGCGCTTATAACAACGTCGGTGGCAACAGCAATGTGTACGGCTGGGTAGATGCTGGCTCGTTCAGTTAGGAGGTTAGGACATGGACGAAGGAATGAGCAAACTCGCGAGAGTGCTCCACAACCGAATGCAAGGAGAACGAGAGGCGCACAGCTCCCTCGTGCTTGACTTCGGCGAAATCAAAAGTGACTACAGCCTCCTCACCAACACATACCCGATACCGATCCCGAAATCGGACTACCTCGTACTGGAAGACCTGACCCTCGGCAACACCGGGGAAGCACTTACCACGACAACCAAGAACGGCGCACACACTCACGGCAACAACGGATCCCACGAAGGACACGTCGGCGGAGACGGCTCCCATGAGCACGAAACCGACGGCACACACGGACATACCGTCCTGGTCCCCGAAAAGCTCCGCTGGCTGAAGCCGGGAGACCGCGTCCTGGTGGCGTGGGTCCAGCACGACGCTATCGTCGTAGGAAGAGTCCGACCGGCGACTGACATCGGATAGGAGGCGAAATCATGGCAGAAAAAAACCTATTCCCTGTCTTTGACGTGCCGGAGATAACAACGCCCACCCAGAGCGAAACGCGAACGTACAAACCGAGCGTATTCTTCGACTACGAAAAAGGCGATTTCAGGCTTGATGGTGCCCATAAGATGACAGCCTCCACCGGCAAAGAAGCCTATATGCAATGGTGCCGCAAGGCCGTAATGACCGAACGCGACGCCTGCCTCGCTTACAGCACAGACATCGGCATCGAAGGAGAGGCGGCGCTTGCAGAGGGCGACCACGCCGCCGTGGAATCGGCACTCGAAAAAACCATCACAGAAGCGCTCATGGTCAACACCCACACCGAATACGTCCGAGGCTTTGAATTCTCGTGGAGAGCAGACGGTCTCTACCTGGCATTCACGGTCAAGGGCAAGGAATGGGAAGAAGAGACAATAAGCGCTCTATTCTCAACGTAAGGAGGAAGAAGCATGGAAACAAATACCACATTCGTCCCGCCTGCCTGGCTTGACGGTCAGGATGCGGAGACGATCCACGCGCGAATGATGCAAAACCTCCCTGACGACATCGACGACACCGAGGGCGGATTTCCGTGGGACTTCACGAAGCCGACAGCGCTTGAAAAAGCAGAGCTGCTCGAATTCCACATGATGGAGACCACCAAAATCATGCATTATATGTTCTCCTACGGAATCTACCTCGACTACCACGCAAAAGCGGTAGGCATCACCAGAAAGGAAGCGAGCCACGCTGCAGGATCCCTGTATATCACCGGCTCACCCGGTACGGTTATCCCGGACGGTTTCCTTTTTGCCGTTCCGGCATCCGGAGACACGGCAGCGATCACATTCCACGCGACCGAGGAAGTAACCATCGACACCGACGGTAAAGCGACGGTACCCATTCAGGCAACCGAAAGCGGAACTATCGGCAACGTGGCCGCAGACACCATCATCATCATGGTGTCCCCTTCCATTTCCGGCATTGAGAGGATAACCAACCTCGAAAGCACCAGCGGCGGTGCACCCGAAGAAGACGACGAATCACTCCGCAGCCGAATCGGCGAAATTTGCGAAGCGTCAGACGCCTCCTTCGTAGGCTGCGACAACGACTACTCTCGCTGGGCAAAGGAAATCAACGGCGTGGGCGACGTTATCGTCATAGCCGAGTGGAACGGACCGGGCACCGTGAAGGTCGTCGTCATGGACGCCAACGGCCAACCGGCCAACAGCAAAATCATCGAGGACGTGGAGAACCACATCGTGGCGCCGAACGACCGCAGAGCCAGACTGGCTCCGATCGGCGCAACGGTAACAATTACCGCACCGACAACGGTGGATATCGACGTCGCCTGCGACCTCACGATCGCACCGGGCGAAGACTACACCGTAATCGTGGCAAATATCGGAGAGAGCCTCAAGGAATACTTCGAGACGGCGCAGAAGGAAGGTGTAATCAAGCGAAACCGAATCGGCTCGATAATTATCGGTACCGACGGCGTAGCCGACTACGCAAACCTCACGCTCAACGGAGAGACCGGAAACATCACCCTCGCGCTGGACGAATACCCGAACATCGTCGGGCAGTTTGCAACGACCCCCAGCGTAACGGAGGTGTAAGCGATGGACAAAAACTTCGATATTGAACACTTCCCGACCAAAGAAAGCGCCAAGCGCATGATGAGCCGCATATCGCCGATTTATGAGAACTCATACGTCGGCAAATGGCTCTTTGAAATAATGGGCATTGAGATGGACGAAGCACGACAGCTCGTGGAGAGCCTTCGCCAGCAATGCTTCATCGAGCAATGCACCTGGGGAATCAGATACTGGGAAGAAAGGTACGGCCTGGAGGTTGACGAAACCAAAGACCTCGAAGCCAGACGCGCAGCGGTAATCGCAAAGCGAGGACGCAAGCAACCGATCACCCCAGCCTCCCTGGAAGACATCCTCGAAAATCTCACCGGCCGAACGGTGGCGGTGGACGAAGACAACGGCAGCTACGCCTTCAAGGTTTCCATCGAGGAAGGAACCTCGACCGTGGACTACACGGCGGTCATCAAGAAGATCAACACCGTGAAACCGTCCCACCTCACGTACAGCATCGAGCTGGCGCGAAAAGGGACGCTGACGCTCCATATCGGAGTGGCCAGCTACCAAGAAAAAAGCGTGATAATCTCGGAATTCGACCAGACAGGAATCAGCGATGTAACAACCCTCACGGACGAAGACGACGACTATCTCTGCGACGAAGACGAAAACATCTTCGTTGACGAAGAATAAGGAGGCGATCACATGGGACTCATCCCACAATTAACTGATGCCGGAAAAGCTATGATGATCAAAGCCATGACAGGCAGCAATCTGAACTTCACGGCAATTAAAATCGGTGATGCGAACGCCCCGTCTGCGCTGAAATCTGGCGACTACTGGTACGACACCGAGAACCAGACGCTCAAGCAGTACATGGACACATGGACCGAGAGCGCAGCAGGCATCACCGTAGGAGAAAACGAACCAACCAACCCAGAGATCGGCGACCTCTGGTACAACCCATCCGTCGGCGCACTTTACAAATGTGCAAACGGCTGGGTACCTGAAACCGACGCAAACGTAACCTGCGCCACCAGCGCACCGGAGAACCCGGACATCGGGGACTACTGGTACGACACCGCAAACGACATCTTCTACGTCCGCAGCACCCTGTGGAGCAACGCTACAGGCGTCAGAATCACCGTCAAGGACGAAGAACCCGCACACCCGTCCGTAGGCAGCTACTGGTACGACACCACCGAGGAGAAGCTGAAAATCTGCTCCGGAGGCTGGCAAGACACCGAAATCGCAGTAGGCGCAGAGCCTCCTGCAGAAGCAGCCATCGGCGACCTTTGGTACGACACCGAGAACAACGTCCTGAAGGTTTGCGGCGGCACCGAAGAAGAACCGACGTGGACTGGCGCCGGAAGGAACTGCCCGCAGACGCAACCTTCGGATCCGGCATTCGGAGACGTATGGTTCGACAGCGAGCGAAACGTCGTCCAGGAATACAAGGCCATCTGGACCGTGGACACGGAGCACAACTTCACCTACAGCCAGACGGTACCTGCAGATCCGCAAGAGGGCGACTGGTGGTATGACACTACCCTCCACGTTTACGTCCAGCAATGGACGCGAGACACCGGCCGAGCATTCACCTACGGCGCGGTCGCAGCTTCCAACGCAGAAGAGGACGACTGGTGGTACAGCACCACGAACGACACCCTCTACACATACGGCAGAGTGATGGCTCTTGACGATACAGACACCTTCGCATACAGCGCAACCAGACCGACGATCGCCTTCGACGGCGACTATTGGTACGATACCGGACGCCACATCCTCATGGAATACGCATCCGGCTGGTTCGATGTGACGGACATCGCGTTCACTTACGCACCGACACCGGCAGCGAACCCAAGCGCAGGCGACTGGTGGTACAACTCGGCAACCCAGCAGCTCTACGAGTACAACGGCGCACAATGGGTAGCGAACTACGCCACGATCACGTGCTCGATTTCGCAACCGAACGCACCGGAGGCATTGACGGATCTACTCGACCCGATCATGACGGCACCCATTACCGAAATACTCAAAGGCAGCAACTACGTAAGCCTTACGGCGATGCTTTCCAACGTGGACCTGGCGGAAGGCTTCAAGTGGTCGGAGACTGGCGTATTCGCACAAATCGACGACGGAGAGCCGGAGCTTTACGCTTACTGCAACGCCGGAGATTTATACGACTATATCCCCGACAACACCTGCGGCAGGAACATCAACGAAACATTCACGCTCCTGGTTATGGTAGGAGACGCAGAGAGCGTCTCTGCGACCATTGGCGAGGCTTCGGTATATGCAACAAAGGGAGAGCTGAACGACCACATCAGAGACGGTGAGAACCCTCACCAGGTAACCAAAGCGCAGGTCGGCCTCGGCAACGTGGAAGACAAGGCGCCGTCCGATATGACCGTGAACTTCGAGGAAGCGGCCACATTGGAAGACGTCAAGACCGGCGAGAAGCTCTCGACCCTCTTCGGCAAGATTAAGAAAGCCATCAGCACTCTGATCCTGCACCTGAAGGCAGAGAACCCTCACCAGATAACAGCCGCAAAGATGGGAGCAGCAACGGCAAACCACAGCCACTACGTATCCGGAGTATATACCGGCGACGGCACCCAGAAGCGTCTGATCTCGCTCGGCTTTACGCCTTCGGCGCTTATCCTTTGCAACGGCAGAGGGATGACCGGCGACGACATCGACGGCGTATGCGGCGGCGTGGCCGTAGGATCTCACGGTTTACGTAGCAGACAATGCACCGTAGTCTCTCACGAAACCACGTGGAGCAACAGCGACACAGCGCTGCTCATTACGACAAACGGTTTCTACGTGAACTATTACAGCTCCACCAAAGTAGCAACGAACAAGAGTGGCGAGACTTATCGCTACATTGCGTTCAAGTAAAGGAGGACCCACGACATGAAACTTCAAAAACTCACCGAGAAGAAGGTGGCGACCAACCTCCTGGACGAAGCCTACGTCGTAATTACCCAACAGGTAACTGACGACGAAGGCGAAACAAAGGAAGCCGTGCGAAGAATACCGCTGGCGACCTTCTTCTCTACGATCGGCGCAGATGTTGACTTCGACCAAGACGAACAGGCACTATACCTGCTCAACCGCGAAGGAGTCCGCATCGGCGTCGGAACCACAATCATCGCCGGAATCACCGGCCTGCAGATGTACACCGAGGAAGACGACAACGCGACGCAATACCTCGTGCTTGCCGACAGCAACGGCGTCGAGCTCTGCAGGACCGAATTCACGGTAACAGGATCCGGAACAGGCACCGCCTACACTTGCCGTCTTATCAACGGCATGAGCAGCGCGAACCTTTCCGTCCCTTCCGGTCAAGGCTGCTCTTTGCAGTACGAATACTACGAATACTACGGCCAGGACAGAACCACCGTAGACGCAACGGCGCAGTATTACGTGAAGACCGGCACCAGCGACTATCAGCTGGTAAAAACAGAGAGCATCAACCAGGGCACTCATACAATACCCGTTTCCGAATACCTCACGACCGGCGTGAACTACTTCAAGATCCAGGTAGCCGGAGGCGAAAGCGGTATGATCAAGACGCTCACGTTCACCATCAACGTGGTGGACATCGCCCTCACTTCCACATTCAGCGACACCCAGGCATACGACAGCAGCATCAGCTTCTTATACCGCGTAACCGGTAAGAGCTTAAAGAAGACGATGTACTTCTACGTGGACGGTGAACTTTACGACGAAGTCGATATCGGAACCAGCCACAACGTGCAGCTCACCGAGACGCTGAACCTCGCAAGGTACGGCCACGGACACCACATCCTGACCTGCTACTTTATGACCGAGGACGGAGCCAGATCGCCGGAATTAACCTACGACATTATGTTCACCACCGGAGAAGCGGAACCCATCATCGGCTCCACTTTTGCGGAAACAGAGGTAACCTACGGCGAGACGATAACTGCGGACTACGTAGTATTCACGCACGGTAGCGACTACACGGCGGAGGTTTTACTCGGCATCTATACGCTGGACGCGGCCGGAGATAAGCAATACTACAGCCAGACAACGCTCTCCAACGTGGTCAACCAGAGCGTGCAGAAGTGGAACATCACCGACTACCCCGAAAGCGGCAAGATTTATCTCGAAATCGCAGCAGGAGAAACCGTCCGCACGTTTGAGGTAACCGTCAACGCCATCAGCGGCGACAGAGACCTCTCCGGCGTGGACACCCGACTGATCGCGACGTTCTCTGCTTCAGGACGAAGCAACAACGACGCAGCGAAGACGGTGCTATCTGCCGCATACACCAGCAAGGACAACGTCCAGACGACCATCAAGGGCGCCCTTTCCGGCTTCAATTACCGCAGCAACGGCTGGGTGAGCGACGCCGACGGCTACCCGGTATTGAGAGTCAGCGGCGGCGCCTCCGCGCAGATTAACCTGCCATTCTTCGCTTCTTCATGGAAGGACGACCAGAACCAGGATATCCAGCTCGCAGGCAGTCCTACCACAGCAGGCCGAACCTTCGAGGTCTCCTTCAGAACCCAGAAGGTAACGGACGAAACCAAGAGCATCGTAACCCTTTACGACGAAGAAAGCGGAATCGGCGTGAAGGTGTTCCCTTCGAGAGCCTACATCTTATCCGACGCGATGAGCATCGAGCAGGACGAAGAAGGAAACATCCTCAACAAGAACGCCATCCCTTACGTGCCGTATTCCTCCACCCAGGGCAAAGTACGCCTGACATTCGTAATCGAACAGAACGGCTACTACACCGAGCAGGACGGAACCGCAAAACAGCTCATCCGCATTTATATCAACGGCGAGATGGCCTCGGCGGTACCTTACAGCACCGACAGCTTCACGACCAGCAACGCGATCCCGAAGCTGGAAGCCGAAGGCTGTATCCTCGACGTTTACACGATGCGCTTCTACGACTACGCGCTGGATGACGCAGGCGTCCTGAAGAACTACATCGCAGACCTACCGAGCACAAACGAGAAGATCGCCGTCTATGACGCCAACGATATCGTGGACGACAACGACGACATCGACTTCTTCTTGAGCATTATGAAGTATCCCTGCATGGTGCTGACCGGAACCCTCGCAGCCTACAAAGGCGACAAGGTGAAAATCGGCTGCCAGCTTTACAAGCCGGACGGAAGCTCCGAAGACGGATACTACATCGAATGGGACTACATGGAGCAGGACGACGAAGGCAACTACGGAAACGTGAACGACGTCCAGGGTACCAGCTCGCAGTATTACCTGAAGAAGAACTACAAGATCACCTTCTACCGCCTCGAAAACGGCGAATTCAAGAAGGTCAAGGTCGCAATCATGCCGGGCATGATCCCTGTCAGCACCATCTGCGTGAAGGCGGACTATATGTCGCCTGACAGCGCGAATACCGGCAACTCGAACTACTGGCAGACGCTCCTCGAAGAGCAGACCCCGCAGCAGAGAGAAAACGCAGCATACCAGACCTCCATCAAGGGATACCCGATGCTGATGTTCCAGAGAGACACCGCAGAGGACACCCCGACATTCATCGGCAGATATTGCCTCAACAACGATAAGGGCAACTCGGAAGTCTTCGGTCTCGAAACCGACGGCGACAACGGCAACAACACCGTATGCCAGATGTGGGAATACCTCGACAACTCCGAAGACATCTGCAACTGGAAAACCGACAAGCTGCAGGAGCCGAGAACCGACAAGGACGGCAACAGCTACCCGGCATGGATGGACGCCCTGGAGAGCTCATATCCCGACCAGGGAGACCTCGAAGACGAAGGACTGCTCCCGAACCTCGACCGTATGCAAATGACATACAGCTGGGTCGTTCAGAGAGCGAACTACCTCGCCGCAAGCAAGACCAGCGGCGGCGGTACCTACGACGGAGTAACCTACACCAACGACTACGACTTGAAGCTGGCGATTTTCAGGCGCGAATTTGCAAGGCACTTCAACCTGCACCACTTCACGCACTACTTCATCGCCAACGAAGTACCGCTTCTGGTCGATAACTTGAGCAAGAACTTCTTCGCGGTACCGAGATCCAACAACCAGAGGATCCTCAACACAGCCGGAGAGGAAATCGAAGTATCGAGCCTGATCGGCGCCGACGGCACCGTCGACATCAGCGACGTGGACTGGGAGAATTCCATCTTTGACCCCGTATACGCAATGCTATACGATATGGACTCCTGCCTCGCAGCCGACAACAACGGCTACGACCAATTCCCGTACTACGCTGAAATGTGGGACGAATACAACGGCGGCAAGATCGTGAACGGTTCCGAAAATATGCTGTTCCAGCTTTGGTACGGTGCATTTTACCAGGAGCTCAAGGATCTGTACTGCAGACTCCGCGACACCAGCAAAACGCTATCCCCGACGCTTTATATGCAGGCCCTCATCGATGACCTGACAAAAGCGCTCCCGATCGTGGCTGTAAACAAAGACCAGCGCTTCAAATACATCGACGCATACGAAGGCGGCTACTTCAACTACGAGACCAACTCGTGGCTTTATACCTCGGCATTTATGTACCTGGTAAAGAGCACGATGGAGAGCTACCACCGCGACTTCATCACGAAGCGCTTCGCAATGCTCGACAGTAAGTACATGGAAGATAGCTACATGGAGGACAACTTCAACTTCAGAACCAACCGCGGACAGAGTGAACCGGACGAACTCGCATTCGACGTCACTCCTTGCCAGGCTCTCTACTGCTACACCGAATGGGGTAACAGCGGAACCTACGTCGGCGGAAAGTGCCTCGAAGGCGAAAGCATCGAGATGAAGCCGAAGGCAGCCGGTAACTGGAGCGATATCGTCGTGGCCGTTTACGGCGCAAGCCACATCAAGAGCCTCGGCGACCTTTCCGTTTTGTATCCTTCGAAGCTGCAGAACTTGTCGCTTTGCCAGAACCTGACAGAGCTGATCCTCGGCAGCAACGCGGCAGGATACAACAACAGCAAACTGACCAGCATCAGCGACGTCAGCTACCTCAAGATGCTGGAGAAGCTGAACATTTGCAACTTAACCGCCCTCGGCGGTACCGTTGACCTTTCCAACTGCGACGTAATCGAAGAAGTCTATGCAACCGGCAGCGCCATCGCAGCCGTTGTATTCCCACAGGGCGGCTACTTGAAGAAGGTGGAACTTCCTGCAGGTATCACTTCGCTGGAAATCGTGGACCATAGCGACATGGAGCACTTCACGATGGAAAGCTACGCGAATGTCCTCCGCTTGAGAGTGGAAAACACACCGAGCGTAGATACGGCCGCAATTATCGCCGCAAGAGGCACCAGCTTAAACAGAATCAGACTGGTAGGCGTCAACTGGAATCTCGCAGACGAAAGCGTCCTCCGCACCATCGCCAGCGAGAGCATGAGAGGCAAGGTAATCGATGCGAACGGTAACGCGGTAGAAGACAGCAACAGCTACCCGACCATCACCGGCACGGTAACGATCGGCAGGATCCAGAAGAGCCTGCTCGACCAGCTGAACGCTATCTACCCCGACCTCAACATCAGATACACCACCCTCTACCACGTGGCAACCTTCCAGGACTATGACGGCCGCGTTCTGAAGACCGAAGAGGTAAACGACGGCGAATCGGCAACCGCACCGGTAGCACCGGAGAGAGCGAACACCGTGCAGTACGTCTACGCCTTCAGAGGCTACGACAAGAACTACAGCAACATCAAGGCCGACACCGTCCTCACCGCCTTATATTCGGAGGCCCTGCAGCAGTACGACATCGAATTCAGGCTGAACCAAAACGACCAGAACGCGATCGAGACCGTGCAAGGCGTATCCTACGGCAGCTCCTACTCCTACCCGGCCGAACTTCCGACGAAGGACGGATACATCCTCGTAGGCTGGCAGGACGACGCAGGACACCTCTACGAATACAAGCAGCAGATGCCGAACGACAGCGCAAGCATCGACGCCGACGGACTGCCGGAGGTTATAAAACTCTTCGCAGCCTGGGAAGCTGTCGAAATGCCTGCCAACAGTAAGGCATTCAACCAGCTAACCCACGGCGAACGCCTGTGGTGCGCTATCGCTATTCAGCGAGGAGAAGCAGAAGGCTGCACAGTCGTTTATTACAACGACACCCAGGAATACATCATCACCGACCTGACATCGCTGGCAACGGTAACCATCGGCGCCGGAGACGTGAAGCAATACGTGCTTTATAACGGCGAGACGTTGACGCAGCAAGTCGCAGACTTCAACCACGACTACCTCGACGGCTCGAAGACCGGCAAGGCGGGCATCACCTACATAATGAAAAACCTCTTGACCGAGACCGGCAACATGAACCCGAACTACAAGCACAGCTTCAACTACCAGATCGGCGACGACGAACCGGTCGTAAATGACGATGCCGACTATTCGAGTCCGACCCACGCAAAGCTGACGAACACTCACGTGGCGACAGCCGAAGAAGTGGCCGCAGGCTTCGTCGAGGTCAAATCTCTCGGTCAGACCTACCTGGCATCCATCGAAGTGAACCACGCAGACGGAACCAAGACGACCTGGGCATTTGACAGCAAAGGCTTCTACATCGGAACCGACAGCGACAAGATCTCCCAGAACACCTGGTACAAATCCGACACCAACGTGGACGCAAACAACCCGTTCTATAAGATCGGAAAGATGCTCCAGAGTGCAGGCGTCAGCATTGTGAACGCGGACGGCGACGTGCAGACAGGCTGGGATGCATACCAGTACACCTGGGCATACGTTATCAACCGAGAGCTGACCTTCGCAGACTTCGGAGGCCTTAAATTCAACGCCACCGGAACCGACAGCCTGAACACGGCCGAAAACAACGGCCTCAACGGAAACGGAAAGTCAAGAATCGTATTCTGTGCAGACCACACATACGACTGGAACAACTTCCTTGAAATGAGCCAGGGCGCTGTGATTTCCGTTCCGGCAACCGAAGGCGATACCGTAACCGTCAAGGCGTACGGCATGAGCCGAAACGCCGGAGGCTACGAGCGCACCAGAATGGCGAAATGGGCAAACACCACGTTCCTGGATCAGCTGCCGATCGGTCTGCTCAACACCGTTATCCCGGTGTATAAAACGAGCTCCATCGGAAACCGCAGCATGACCGTAACAGGCAAGCAGTATATGATGTGGCAGCCTTCCTACATTGAAGTAGGCGCCAACACGACCGTGCATCCTTTCGCCGAAGAAGGAACCAGGTACCCGATCTTCACAAATGACGCATCGCGTATCAAATACCGTGCTGACGGCACAGGTGCCGTCAGCAGCTGGTGGGAGCGCAGTCCTCATCGCAACTATTCGCACTACTTCTACGGTGTCAATACCAGCGGCGGCCCGC